TTGATAAACTCCGCAAGGCAACTATCAGTTGGGTGATGCAACCTCTTAAGGTTGGTGCATCCGATAAATATTTGGACAAAAAATTTTGGCTGGATTCTAGTGATCGCCTGATGTATGAAGGTAAAGCCCCTGAGCTTTCCGCTACACGGTCGGCACGGATGCCAGCGTTCTTTGAACATAGTAATGTCAACCTCCCCCAATATGCTTGAAGTCCTTGGGATGAATTCCCGTGGACTTATTCATGCACTTGAAGAAACTTTCCCACCCACTAACCCTACACCTGAAGATACAATGGAAAAAATTATGTACCGATCTGGTCAGCGTAGTGTCGTTGAGTGGGTCATTAAATATTTGGAGGAAGAGTAATGGCTATTACATTGGATGGTATTAGATTTTCTGGCGACATGGCTGGCCAAAAGAAGCTAGCAGAGCACCGTAAAAAATACTATACACGGGTTGTAACCGGGTATAAAGATAAACGTACACAGAAATACGGTGGACCACCTAAAGCTGGCGGTAGGGGTTGGTACACTGAAACAACCCAGGTACCTGAATACGGTTACATTCGTAAGACACCTTACGTACCGCCTAAAGTTGCTGCTCCTGCTAAACCTGCTGCTGCTGCACCTAAACCTGCTGCTGCACCTAAACCTTCTTACACTGCGCCTAAAGTAGATTACAGCAAACAGTTCAAAGCATACGAAGATCGTATTGCAAAACTGCAAAGTGGTTTTAGACAAACTTTGAGCGACTTGCAGTCTTCAATGGCGCAGGAACGTAAACAGTTTGGGACTCAATTAGCAACCTTGCAATCTGGATTTCAAAGTAGGTTTGATGAACAAGCTGCTGGATTTCAAAGTAGGTTTGATGAACAAGCTGCAGTAAATCGGCAAGCCCAAGAAGAAATGTCAATGGGTTACCAACGGGCTATGGCTCAGCAAGACCGCCCTGGTGTTGAAGGCATCCGTTTTGCTGACCGTGGTACTGGCGGTGCACGTCAAAAGGATTTACGTATGCAAGGTATCCGTGGAGCCTTTGGTCGTAAAGGCGATCGTCTACTTAAAATCTCTTCTCTTAACGTATAATGTCAGCACGTACACGATATGATTATTTAACTAGCGACCGTTCCCAGTTCTTAGAAGAAGCACGTCAAGCATCAGAGCTGACTCTTCCATACTTGGTTCGTGGCCATGAAGAATACACCATGGGCATGAAACAGCTAAAGACACCTTACCAAAGCGTGGGGGCTAAAGGTTGTGTGACGCTTGCATCTAAATTGATGCTTGCTCTTCTTCCTGTACAGACCTCATTCTTTAAACTGCAGCTTGATGAAAGTCAGCTGGGTGAAGATTTTGGACCAGAAATTAAGTCTGAACTTGACCTGTCTTTTGCAAAGATTGAGCGTATCATTCTCGAATCGATTGCTGCATCTGATGACCGTGTAGCTGTGCACCAAGCACTGCTTCACCTTGTCGTTGCAGGTAACGCTTTAGTCTTCATGAGCAAGTATGGTCTTAAAGTCTATCCTTTGAATCGCTACGTTGTTGATCGGGATGGCAACGGTCAAGTAGTTGAAATAATCACAAAAGAACGAATTTCAAAACAGATCCTTAAGCAGCAACTGCCTTCAGATTTTTTTAAAGACACTCCAGGTGTCACTGAAGAAGGATCTTATAACGACGACATTGATGTCTACACACATGTCAAGCGAGACAACAATCGTTTTGTTTGGCATCAAGAAGTAGAAGGTAAAGTCATCAAAGGATCACAAGGTAAAGCACCTGTTGATAACACTCCCTGGATCCCACTTCGTTTCAATACTGTCGATGGTGAAAGCTATGGACGTGGGCGAGTGGGTCAGTTTATTGGTGACCTCAAATCTTTGGAAGGTCTTTCCCAGGCATTGGTTGAAGGTAGTGCAGCAGCTGCAAAAGTTGTTTTCACTGTCAGCCCTTCATCTACTACTAAACCTAGTACACTTGCTGCTGCAGGTAACGGTGCAATTATTCAAGGCCGACCTGATGATGTGGGTGTAATTCAAGTTGGTAAAACTGCAGATTTCCGTACTGCATTTGAGATGGCACAGACACTTGAACGTAGGCTTAGTGAAGCATTCCTTATCCTGAATGTCAGGCAAAGTGAACGCACTACAGCTGAAGAAGTGCGGATGACGCAAATGGAATTGGAGCAACAACTTGGCGGGCTATTCTCTCTGCTGACTGTTGACTTCCTTGTTCCATATCTTAATCGCAAACTTAGCGAAGCTCAAAAGAAAGGAGAGATTCCACGCATTCCGAAAGACATTGTCAAACCTACCATTGTGGCAGGTGTCAATGCATTGGGTCGTGGTCAAGATCGTGAAAGCCTTGGCTCTTTCCTTACAACTCTGGCACAAACTATTGGCCCTGAGTCCATTGCACAATTCATCAATACTGATGAAGTAATCAAGCGCCTGGCTGCTGCACAAGGCATCGACGTTCTTAATCTTGTTCGTTCTATGCAAGAAGTTCAACAGGAACGCATGGCTATGCAACAACAGCAAGTCGATCTTGAACAACAAAAGATTGATGTTGATGCAATGAAAACTCCGATGATGGATCCATCTAAGAATCCTGAACTTTCCGACAACCCCCAAGAAGTAACCACCTAAAACAACATGGCTGAAGTAATGTCTTTTATCCCGGAAGAAAATGCACCGGGAGAACTTAATGCAGATGAACAAGAATCTCTTGCTGTAGGCGAAGAACTAGAAGCACAGCATGAAGGGATGCTTGCTGGTAAGTACAAAAACGCACAAGACCTTGAAGCTGCATACCTAGAACTCCAAAAGAAACTTGGTTCTGAAGGTGAGTCTGAAGTTGAATACGAAGACACTGAAGAAGAAGAAGAAGCAGATCAAGCTGATGAACTTAGCAATGATCTCTACGAACGTCTTTGGGAAAGCTCACAAAACGAAGAGTTCAGTGACGAACTGCTGATCGAAATCAGCGAAGCAGATCCTGCAGACCTTGCAGAGATGTACTTAGACTACCGCCGTCAGGTGGAAGAAAACGCTGGCCCACAGATGACTCAAGAAGATGCTGATGCATTGAAAGAATTTGCCGGTGGTGAAGAGCAGTACGGTGAACTCTTGGGTTGGGCTAAACAAAATTTCTCTGAACAAGAGATTGATATGTATGACGCCGTCATGGAAAGCGGCAATCCTCAAGCTGCATTCTTTGCTATCCAAGCACTCGCACTCCGCTATCAAGATTCTATGGGCTACGAAGGTGATCTAATTCAAGGTAAAGCTTCTGATGATTCCAACAAAGGATTCCGCAGTCAAGCTGAACTTGTACAAGCAATGAATGATCCTCGTTACGAAAAGGACACTGCATATAGGGAAGACGTTATGCGCAAACTTGCAAACTCTAACATCGATTTTTAACTATGCCCCAAGGTAAAGGAACTTACGGTACCAAGAAAGGTCGTCCCCCTAAAAAAGGGGGCAAAAAATAATGTCCAAACCTGGACTCTATGCAAACATCCACGCCAAGCGTAAGCGCATTGCGGCTGGCAGTGGAGAGAAGATGCGAAAGCCTGGGGCTAAAGGCGCACCCACGGCTGCAAACTTTAAACGCGCCGCTAAAACTGCAAAACGAAATCTTAAAATCCGCAACGCATGAAACTTATTGCAATCCTTCCCGCAGCCTTGATCGCTGCTGCTCCTGTGTGTGCCGGTCCTTACGCCGTCATCGAAAACAACGCAGGTTTCACTGGTTCTGACTTCACTGGTCACACGACTGACTTCCATGTTGGTTATGAAGAAAGTGGTCCCTGGGCATCTTGGGGTGTCCAAGCTGGTCCGACTGTTTTCTCTCCCGACAACGGAGAAGCTGACACCAAACTGACTGGCAAAATCTTTGGCTCCCTGGCTGCTACTGAAAAGCTTTCTGTTTTCGGTGAGCTGTCTGCTGCCTTTGATGCCACCAACTCTTATGGCACTAAGGCTGGCGTTAAATACAGCTTCTGATAACTATTTGAGGAGGGTGGGAGGTTATCTTTTTTTTATATTTAACATGACTCAATCTATTCTTACACAACGTAGGGATACCTGGGAAGAGTTTTGTTCCTGGGTAACCTCTACCAATAACCGTCTTTATGTTGGGTGGTTTGGCGTGCTCATGATTCCATGCTTGCTCGCAGCCACTACTTGTTTTATCATTGCATTTATTGCAGCACCCCCTGTTGATATCGATGGAATCCGTGAACCCGTCGCAGGCTCCCTGCTCTACGGAAACAACATTATCTCCGGTGCCGTCGTGCCTAGCAGTAACGCGATCGGACTACATTTGTATCCGATCTGGGAAGCCCTTAGCCTTGAAGAATGGCTGTACAACGGCGGACCCTATCAGCTTGTCGTGTTCCACTTCCTTATCGGTATCTTCTCTTACCTGGGACGCGAATGGGAACTTTCGTACCGACTTGGGATGAGGCCCTGGATCTTTGTTGCTTACTCCG